GTCCACGCCCATCGCCACAATCACAAGGATCATGGCAAACACCGCCACCATACACATAATCCCAAGTCCTTCAAAAATCTCTTTCATTTCTTCATTTTTTATAGTTTGTAATTTATACCTTGTCGGGTGTCGCGCATATTTGCGCGTTATTATCCAAGATAGGCTTCATTATACCCAAGCACCATCCATCCGTAATAGGTTGACCATTGTACAGCAATAAGCCTAACACTGGAGATTTTCCCGCCTGAACTTATAAACTGCCGATGTCTGTTTGGGTCAGGGTTCAGATAGATGTAAGAAGATGGCCCAAGTCCGGGGACAATTAATTTATCTTCCGAAGAAGGTCCTGTGCCTCCTTTTATTCTATATTCCAAATTGGAAAGGCCAGCCTGAGATACTCTTGTGATAATTTCTATCTCGTGGCCGAGGTGGTCGCAAGCTGGAGGAAGGTTGAGGTATATGTAGCTGCGAAGAACAACCGATTGCCCGTCAATTTCAGTGCTGCCGCCATTGTTCGGCGAGTCGGTGTCTTCGATGTATAGCTTCGACGGAACGGACACGCCATCCCATATCATACTATTTCGGATAGTATTGCCACTAAGCCAAGGGAATACGGTGTTTTCTGAATAGTCAGACATTTGGGATGGCAGGAGCACCGATGATTCATACGCACTCTGCCTTCCATTGCCAGTGTAGTAGCAATCAACAACGCTTTGCTGGAACGATTGAGCTTTCACCACTCCTTCAATCTCAACGCTGCCATCATCCTTTAGCTTAAACTTGCCCATAGCTCCATACTGCGCACCCGTCTTGAAATCCACCGCCCATGCAGGAGCGAATCTCGGATAGCCAGTAGTCGCACCGCTTCCCGTCGGGTCTGACGGGTCGAAGTACATATAAGGCAGCTTGCCGTCGTAGGAAGCATCGTAGTTAATATGGCCAGACGTACTTCCGTTGTTGTCCACAATGTAATACCCTCCATTGCCCGTCATCAGCTTGCCGTACTGAGAGTAGCACCAGTCGCCGCAGAATATCGCACTCGACATCTTGCCGTAGTCCGCTATCAGGAACTGGGCGAACACCGCGTTAAAGCTGCTTACGAGAGTCCAGTCCGTAGAATGCCAACTTGACCTGTTGCTGCTGTCCACGGCGAGGTAGTAGTAGCTCCCGTTGTAGAGCACATACGGCACTTGCTGGCCGTTCTTGGTGTACGTAGTATTCGCTTGCCACTCACCCGCAGGGTATAGCATGGGGCCGAGGTCGCCATGTGCGCCGTCGAGAACCTTGTTGATAACAAACTCTATCGTCTCGCTGCCTACCGTGAACACCGCACGCAGACGCACCACACTCGACTCATCGATGGAGTCAAGCTCGCTACTGCTCGAGATGGTGATAGCATTGGCGCTCGCGGTAAACGAGTCGTAGACCGTACCGTCCGCTTCCTCGGCGTAGACGATGACGTTTGTCGCTCCGCCGTTCTCTTCCGCTCCGTCGCCGACACGTTTCTTCAACGTCACCACGATACTTCCTGCCGACTTGGCCTGTACGCTGCCGTCGCTATCGGCGTGCAGCACATCAACCTCCTCGCCGGCGTGCTTCCACGAGCAGCGGTAACTCGCGGCATCCTCGCCCGTGTCGCCATGCTTGATGACGGGAATCTCCTTCTTCCAAAGATAGTTTGTGGTCAGGTTGGTATCGGACTCGGAGGCGAAAATCTCCACCGCTTCGTAAGCGTCCGTGATATTCCTGTTGATGCCAGCCGACGTGTGCTGGACGGGGCCGTAGATGGACTCGCGCGTGCCGTCTGGCTTACGTTTGAACACCTGAATGTAGCAAGTGAAGAGCGAAGATACGTCACCTTGTATCTTGTAGACGCGGATAGAACTCATGAAGTCCACGGAACTCTCATCGGGAAGAATGGCGAGCGTGTCCACGGATGTTTTGATGTCGTAGGTCGCTCCGTCCTCAGCCCACTTGTTCCATAGCTTCGGGGTCTCGAAGTTGCCCCAAGTGCCATTGCTCTTCTTGCGCTTGCTCGCCCACACATAAGGCAGTGCAGCCGTCGGAGAGAGTGCATCGTCATCCCAAGCTGGCGGAACCCAATCGTCGATGATATTGCTGTATTCCGTGTCCACTCCGTCCACCGTACCCGTACCGCTATTCACGGGAGCCGTACCCGAAGAGGGATAGGTCGGCGCATCTGCCGTGCCATCGGCCGTTGCCGTGCGTTGGAAGATATACTCCACGCCGGGGCCGTCATCGCCCTTCGCACTCAGCATCGCGCGTATCTTCGTCACGGCGAGCAAAGTGGTCTTGTTGTGGTCGGTGTATAACAGAACATGAATGTCCGACGTTCCCTGCGTGATAGCCCTGTTAACAAGCGAGAGCAGATAGGTTGAGGTAATCACGCCCTTGTAGCTGGTAGAGGACGTGACCTCAATCTCGTGCCGCACGGTAGTATCAGTGCCTACGCGGAACACAAGCGTACCTTCAACGGGAGTGCCAGGACGGCGCATCGGAGAGATGGTGATGGAGGAAGGAACCACGGCGTTGTCATCCTCATCGAGAACGGCAAAGTTATCCGTTAACTCCATCCAATAGTCGTCCGTGGGGCTGAGAACGTCCACGGGCTGATAGTCCTCCACGCTCTCCGTCGCCTGACCTTTGTTGCGGTAGAGGTAGAGAATGACACGCTTGGCACTACCGATGTCCGAAGCGGTAAGGCCAGCGCTCGGCATGGCGGTCTTCGTGCCTTCCACGTCAGCGGCATTCACCAAGGCGTACCACACGGAGAGTCCTGCATTGGCGAGGTCGGACGCACTCGTCTGATAATGCCGTCCTTCGCTGTCATCGCAGGAGACTATTGCCGTCAGTGCATTACCCAACAGCTCCATCACGGGAGTGCGGGAGACGGCATTGTTTGCGCCGATGGCGTAGGAGTAGTGTTGCTTGATGTCGGGCTGACTCGGCCACAACTCGTAGACATTCACGTCCTCCATCTTGTGGAGCGTAAACGCGCTCTCGTTCTCATACGTCACCCCGGCATATTCCACGGAACTGAGAATGCTGATACTTGGATATTCGTCAACGTCCACGGGCATATCGGTGATGTATATCTCCTTCGCAGACTTGCTTATCTCAAACCGCCACCCGTTGCCCTTGCCTACATTGGCACTGGTATGGGAAAGGAGGTGCGCCGTGCCAGCGGTCTCGCTCGATGCACCCGCGGCCTTCGTTCCTGTCTGCGTGTAGATGGTGTCTCCTACGCGGATAGCGAGATAGGTAAGCGGGAGCGACACGGTGTCTTTCATCATGCGAACGCCGATATGTACAGGAATACCGATGAACTCTTGGAGCTTCACAGACCACGACACATTGGCACTCACGTTGTCAAGGCTCTGCTGGATGAAAGGTGTTGCGGTGTGCTTGATAGCCACGGCAAAGGTCTTCGTGATGCTGCCACGCCCCTCGCAATCTACGACAAGGTCTACGCTCACGCTCTCCATCTCGCGCATCGCATCGTAGTCGAAGTTTACATCGTCGGAAGAACCGGGAACGCCGTCCTTCACGTTGTTGATGCCCTTGATGTAGATAGTGGAGTTGCTGATTTCGAAGGTGCAGTCATGAGAGGTGGCATAAAGCTTGAACGTTCCCTTGCCAGCATCGGCGCTGGACGCGGCTTCGGTCAGCAACACACCATTCTTTCTGACGGTGATGGCACTCTGGATGCGGTAGTTGCGGTAAGTTGACGTGCCGTCCGTGGAGTCTTCCCACAGGCCGCCAATGACATTACCCGCATCATCTACCTGAATCACGTCGACGTGTTCGGAGAAATCCACCTCGTAGCTTGCCAGTTCATCGGCAAGGTCTTCGATGGTAGCTGGATCAAGCTGAACCACACCGCCGCCGAAGTACACGTTGTCCTGAACGTACAGGCCGTTACCTTCCAGCGTGCGCGTAGTGCCGTCTCGCTCTGTGATGGTCATGTCGCCGAGCCATCCGTAGCGGGCTACGACATTCTCGGGCTGGATGCGCCATGTGTTCACGCCTTGCAGCGTCATCTCAAAAAAGTTGCCGATGCTGCTGCGGTAGCTGCTGCTCTGACGGTCTGAGTCCGTGAAAGAGCCGTATTGGGCAAATTTCATGAACGCACAGGGAAGAGGGGTGGTGCTTGTACGCATACCGAAGTCAAACTCACACTCGCCCGCCACATTCTTCGTGATGTGCTTCACGTAGAAATAGCTCGTGAAAAAGCCTTTCTTGTTGGCAAAACCGAAGCCGTGGCCTTCTTGCATATCATCTTCTCCCGCGCCGTAAATGTCGCAGTCATCTTCGCCCGTCTCCTCGGAAGAATACTCGGTGTACTCACCCGCGATGTCGTTGAAGATACCACGGCAGATATCACCCTCACGGATGCTCGCCCAGTCGTTCTCTTCCAAGTGAAGAACGGCGTGACCCACAACCTCGTCACCCTCCGTGTGGATATTGCTCACCTCCTTGATGGTTCCGTATCCGTTCGTACACCAGTCCTCACCGTCAGTCACGGCAATGCGGTTAAACCTGAACTCTGGCGTGCTGATGAAGTTACGGGAGTAGATGGAGTCGAACTCAGCATTACCTTGCGCATCCACCGCAGCTCCCTTGCCAAGGAAGCGACTCTGAAACTCACCAACCTCAACACCACCAAGCAGCTTCGACTTACCCGACACCTCGGCCGAAGAGGCGGTTATCTCACCATTCTCACTGAATCCCCAAAGACCTTTTGCCTTAATCCAAAAGCCTTTAAGGAATCCGATAAGTCCACTTGCCTTGTCATCAATGGTCTTGGAAAGGTACATGGTGTTTCCGTACTTCGTAAGCAGGGAGACAAACTGGTTTTCTGTCAGCATACTGCCTCCTCCGCCGCCGCCCGCGTTGAGAATGGACTCGATTTGACTTTTCATCGAAGAAATCGGTCCTTCTATTTTCTCATTGCCGACCGTTATCTCTACTGAGTAGGGATTATCAAGGCGCGTTACCAACTTGCGTATATGCGTCGATAAAACGAGAGATTCGCCGCCGTTCAGGTCTTGTCCGTCATTGAAGATAACGTTTCCTCCCAGCTCCAAGGAAATTTCCGAGTCCATAAACACATCGGACATCGACTTCATGGTATAGCTGTTGAGATTCTGGCGCAAACGGTTAATCTTCGTTAGCGAAACTTGCTTCAACTCAGTTTGTGCAGCCGATTTCAACTCGTCCGACACCACAACTCCAATGATGGAGACGAGGTTATTCTTTACGCTCGGAGTGTTCCCGTCGACCGTGTGCGGGTACATGGTAAGTTCTGCGGTCGTGGGAATGATATACCCGTTCTCCTCGTTAAACTGGATGCGGTAATCGCCAGCATAAACAGGGAAAGGCTCTCCTTCTTCGTTGTAGTCGCTCTCAGCGTTATCCTCATTGCCTTCCGAAGTGTTCGTCAGGAAAGGAACGACACCGAACGTCTGCCCCACAAGATTTTGTAATACGGCATCCTCTGCGGTGTTGGGTATAAACGATATTTGGAGGTCGGTGTCCTTGATGCGGTCTTCATCCTCCACGATATAATCATACCAGTAGTACATAGTTCCATCTACCGTCTCAGTAGCTACGGGAGTCTTGCCTGTTTCGGGCGTAGTTACACGGTATGCAAGTCGTATATACCACTTGGAATATATTTCATCGGTGTAGTGACCATCTTCATCCTCTTTGTAGCACCTTCGCTCGCGCACACCATACACATAGAGCTGAAGCTTGGGGTACACGTCGTCAAAGACTAACTCACCCGTAAGCATAGGCTCATCGCCTTCTCGCAAGTCAATGATGCTGTCTGGGTACTCGGTCGGGTCGAGAGTGAGACGTTCCGTTGCTCGCTCGAACCCGCTTTGAGTCGGCTGAGAGAGATTGTTTGCACCGCCTTTGACCACGTATCGGTTATAGTATTCCTCTCTGCTTAAGGAAACGGACGCTACGCCTACGTTTACGCCTGTTTTTAGCGTTGTTGCGGGGAGTAAGGACAATGTGCCGAAGCGAAGCGTGTGGCTCGATAAGTCAAAGATATACTCACACTCAGCCTTTTGGGCGATTTGATTACATACCGAAAGGATGTCGTTTCCGTTGAAACTGCATGAAATAACCTTGCTTGTCACCTCCTCCGAAATGGATGCAAGCCACTCCGAACCTAAATCTTCGGCAAGCGACTCGTCCACTTCGTTACCCCAAAGGTTGATGTACTGAACGACGGCCGAGATTAAGTTACCTGCGGGGCCATAGTAAGTCCAGTCGGAAGCATGGGTTGCCGAAGCCCACGATGTAACATCGTTATAAAGATGAAACATTGGAACTTTGGACAGCCTCATTACAGGGTGCTGAAACTCTGGTTCGTAGGAAAACTTGTCCTCTCGCTTCTGCTCTGGTTCGTAAGGCTCCAAGAGCCTCCATTTGATATTATCCCATAGAATGTACGAGCCAGCGGGTATAACAGCCTTGGACACGGAATCCCATTGCAGTCGTATATGGTTCGACCGCATCAGTTCCTCTTCGTGGACGGCATTCTTGGTGATAAGCACATTGGCAAAAGCTGTGCCGTCGTAGTTATAGATGGTTATTGTCGGATTCATTCGGCTCTATTCAATGGGTTAGGTTCTGTTAATCTAAGCGTAACTACCACGACACCTTCGATAAAAGCGTTTATCTGCCCAGCTTGCTCAAAGACGAGGCGGAAGACGCTGTTAAGTGCGGGTATTTTCAGTTCGAAAGGTCCTTGTGCCAAGTCAGAGATAAACGACTCGGCAGCGGCGATGGCTTGCGTCCTCTTCGTTGTACCGCTTGCGGTTTGCTCGCGCACGTCAATCAGTATGGGGACTTGGAAGTTCGCCTTTTCCGACATCTTAGCACCGTTGACAGGCAAAGAATAGCGCACGCCATCCTCCAAAGCACTTTCGTTTTTCACATAGTCCTTCATAGGACTCGTGGCGACGAGTTCCTGATAAGCTCCTTTTACGAAGCGCAGATGGTACACGCTCCAAAGGTTCTTGAAAGAGGATTCTCCGTATAACTTAATCTGGTCGTTCATATCTTCAATTAATAAGCGTCGTTAATCTTTCGGTAGATGCGACCCACATAGTCCTCAATCTGGGCAATGGGGTTGGTATTCTTTACGATTGAGTCGAGTTTTTCGTTGGTCTGACGGTGCAACTCGACCACGGTGGACATATTCCCAGCAACAGCAGCGACATCGCCTGAGACGCGAGATAAATCAGCCTGAACGACGGTCATCAGCGCGGTGTGCGCCAAGGATTGCTCGAGCATCTGCCCTTGAATGATTTGCATCGAGGTCAGCCGTCCGTCGATACGGTCGGCTTGTTCGTAGGTAATCTTGTCTGCCGAAACAGCCGCCGCAGATTGATCCTCGGCCTTGGTGAGTGAGTCTTGGATATACCCGTTCTCTTTAGCATCTTGCACCTCGGCCTTCCCTTGCTCGACCAGTCTAAGGTAATCCTGACGTAAGCGTTCAAACTCTGCCCAATCCTTGTTCTTGGCCGCTTCGGCCATTTTGTCTCGCAGCTGTTTAAGGTCATCTTCGTATTTGCCCGTAATGGAGTCTATGACGATATCGTTGAGGATTTCGGTCATATCATCGGCAAAGTTCTTCGCATCATTCTCCATGTCCTTAAGGGCAGACTTGAATTTGTCGCGGAGAGACTCAAAAGATACGCCAGTGTACATATCCTTTGCCTTTTCCTCCCATTCAGTAACCTTGCCAGAGAGGTCGAGCATACCGCGAATCATCTCCGAAAGTCCTTGCCCGGTATGTTCGTTTTCGAGGCTATCGATAGCCGACGTGAGAGCGGTGAACAGTGCAGTATCTTTTGACAGCAGCTCTTCCCACTGCTCGGGAGTCATCTCGGATAGCATATCGGTGAGACCGTCGAAGTTGGTGCCGAGCGCGCCGTTTACCTTTTGGATAAGGTCTGAATACCCGTCGTTGAACAGCGCGTTGATGGAGTTAGAGCCACGTTCCCACATTCTCGCCGTATCAACCATCATCTGCTGATTGTTGGCTACGATTTTTTCATGCGTTGCCTTTAACTCATCCAGTGTCTTGCTTATATCTTCAAATGTCGCCTCAAGAAACGACTTTTCCATGGAGCTTAGGGCTTTTTGGAGGGCTTGGTTGGAGTTTTTCAGCCCTTCGACCTCCTTTTTCAGCTCTTCCATATTGCCATTTCCGAAGAGGGCATCGAACGGAGCCATAAAGGCATTACCCAGCGACGTTCCGAGAGATACGAACAAATCCCCCGATACTACAGACCCTACGATATTCGTCACAGCTCCTGTGATTGTATTGGAGATGTTGTCTATCAGCCCGTCAAGCCCCACTTCGTTGACGATATCCGCTAACGAGAACGCCGCGCTCATATATCCGCCAGCCTTGCCCAGCGCACCCGTTGTGTCCATGATGCCGTTACCCGACTTTCCTTTTACGCCAAAGCCTTTCAGCAGACTTATCGTGCCAGAAAACATATCTGACAACCCGCTTCCTTTGGCGAGTGTACTGATACCACCGACAATAGAATTGAGGTTGGCATGGAAGCTCTGGAGGCTTGCTTGCATACGCTGCGCCGCCTCTTGTGTCTTGGCAGTGTAGTCGGACACTGCGCCGTCGATTTCTTGGAGGTTCTTCTCGGCAATCTCGCGGCGCATCCGAGCCGCCTCCGCATCTTCGCCTGTAGTTTTAGACTCGGCTACGGTGGCTTTGTAAAGCTCCTCTTCCCAGAACTCCTGCTGTTCCTTGGCGTTGGCAAGAGCGCGGCTAAACTGGTCGAGGTTGGATATTGCCTGGGAGAAGGCGGAAGCAGAACCGAAGAGGCCGCTTTCACCGCTCACTTGCGCTTGCAAGCTGGCAACAGCTTCGTAGATAGCCTTTTTATCCTCCGCAGAAGATGAGCTGAATGCGCTTGTCTTCATATACTCACCCACCTCAGCAAGAACGCTATGTGCTACCCCTTGCATGAGTGCTGTTCCTTGGAACAATGCCGCCCAGTTTACTTTCTGCTGTACGGAAGCAGATGTCAGCTGCCCTTCTTCCCGTGTGCGCTGTCTCGCAAGAGCCTGTAACTTCCAGCGTTTAGTCTCATCGGAGTCCGTGCTTTTCTGAATGTCGGCAATCGCCTGTTCGTACTTCTGGGCGATGGCAAGTTTTTTCTCTTGCATCGTCCCGTACTCGGCCAAGTAGTCAATCCATGCCTGCTTGTCTGCACGCGCATTGGCAGCAAGGGCGTCCACATAAGCTTTGTGGTTCGCTCTTAACTGCGCATTATACTTGTCCGTTTCGACAGCCGTGTAAGACGTGTCTACACTTGTTGGGTCGAAGATTTTTCCTTTGTTCCGAGGGTCGGCCTCAAAAATACGGCGTGCCTCTTCCAGTTTTTGTCGACGGATGTCCTCATACCCTCGGCGAAGAGCCTCTTTTTGCTTTTCGTAGTTAAGGGTAATCATGGCAACGGTCTTCTTCGACCCGTCCTCCATGGCGGCAATAGTAGCCTCGGTGGCTGCCATCTCGTCGTCCTTAGCCCTTCGCTCTCGGTCGATAGCCTGTTTGTCGAGCAGCCTGTTAAGTTGCTCTATCTTCTTGCGCCGCTGCTCGAGCTTGTTTTCCTCCGAAGCACCTTGTCGGTCAATGCGACTGGCCATGCGGTTGAGCATTCGGAGTTCATTAGCCTCCTGCGCTTTTAGTCGGTCAACTTGCGCTTTAGCCCTCTCCTCTTCATCCTTGTCTCGCTCGTTGGAGTCGGACAGCGTGTTACGCTTTGCAATAATATCAGCCTCTTCTTGAGCGATTGCGATTCGAGCTTTGAAAAGCTGGTTGGTCTTTTCTTGGGCCTCTTTAACGGCTTTTGCCCTCTCTGCGGCGGAAATCTCGTAGTCGTATGCCCTATTACGTGCTTCGCTTATCTCGCGTTCAAGACGAGCTTCTTCGGTAATAAACTTATTCTTTCGTTCCCACAGCTTGTTTTCCCTTTCGGCAAGCTTAATAGAATCTTCCGAACGGCCGTTGACTACACTGTCAAGACCTACTGCACCAGCAACAAGCAAGTTGCCGCCCGGGATCCATTTTGCTACCCCAGCCAGCTTGGTAGCGAGTCTCGCCGTCCATCCAACAGCGTTCTGGATAGCGACCGTTACTTTGTTGAAAGCGTTGAAGATAACCTCGCCAACCCTGCTTCCGATGTCTTTTAGATTGTTGAGTACTTGATTGTAGCGTGCAGTCGCTATTCGTGCGGCGTGGTTGCCCTCCACGGTTCTCTCCAGCCACATATTGGCCAATTCGGCAGCTCCAGCCACGGCTTTATAGGCCACAACAAGCGCGGCGAGTACGGCTCCAAGAGGTGTAGCTATAAAAGCCTTCGCTGCGCCCGTCATACCTTCCAGTTCCACGACGAAGGAGCGCATCATGGGAGGACACTTGCTCAAAAGCGTTTGATAGTTCTTCTGCCCGCCAAGCATCCGAACCATCACCGAATCTTGTTTGGATGTGGCCTGAGATAGCTTGCCCGTCTCATCGGCTAATTTGGTTGTGTCACGGGTTGTGTCCCCGATGGCCTTATCCAGAGGCTTTATAGCTTCATCCACAAGCTTCTTCATCTCAGCAGCCTCTTTCTTCATCTTGTCCGAAGTGCCGTCGGTTGCATTACTGACATCCTCCAGCTTTTTAGACAGCTCAGTCAGTTGCGACAGAATCACGGCAATGTCTATTTTGCCAGTAATGCCAAGTACTTCATTATTTTCAGCCATAATATTTGCTTTTTGTTTAAGCAAAAGTACTCACTCTTCCGCATATATGTGTGCGCGTGTGCTCGCAACGTGCGAACAAGTGATTTTCGGGTTGCTCTTAGGTTAAATTTTAGTTAAATACCATACTATTTTTATTTGATATAAAAGTAATCACTATCTTTGCGGCCAAAAAGCGCACTTATGGTAGAACTTGGGAGTCTTGAAACAAAGTCCTTGAAGGATGTATTTAAGAAAGGTGAAGCGAGCGGATTCACGCCGTGGCTCTGCGACAATATTAATGTTCTTAGCGATGTTTTGCAGTTGGATATTTCATCCCCGCAGCGAGAACGCAGCTTAGACTCTTTGCGTGTGGATATAGTCGCCTACACGGGCAAGGAGGAGGACAAACGTGTTATCATAGAAAACCAATTTGGCGTCAGCAACTCCGACCACCTCGGAAAGTTGCTTTCTTACGCTGCCTATACGGGTGCTGCATATGCGGTCTGGATAGTGGAAAAAGCGCGCGAGGAACACGTAAAAGCAATAGAGCTACTGAACAGCAGCTGTGCGGGCTGCTTCTTCTTCCTTGTCGAAGCAAAAGTTTATCAGATAGACGGTTCACTGCCCGCTATTTCCATGAGCGTGGTAAGCAGCCCCGAAGGTGACTATGGCAAAGTGGGAGAATCCAACCTAAGCACGACGGAGCAGAGATTGCAAGATTTCTGGACTGAGTTCTTGGCGGTTGTGGATAAAGAAAAGCTACCTATCAACAGGACTGCACCGCCAAAAGACAGATGGTACACGATACGGATAGGCACGTCGAATATCCACTACGACATCTTCGTGCGCAAGCAGGAGTTCTCCGTCCAGTTGGTAATCCAGCATGGCAGCAACGATGTCGCATGGAACAAGTCCGCGTTTGACGCTTTGGAATCGCATCGGGAAGAGATAGAGGCTGCGTTCGGAGAGCCTCTTATCTGGCGGCGTATGACGGAGCGCATCTCGTGCATCATCAGCACGACCCGCGACAACTTAGGCGGTTACACATCGGACAAATCTTCTTGGGGAGGTATTATCAAGAAGATGCTGGAGACTTACGAAAGATTAAGCGCGGCTATGCGGCCGCACTTAAAGACTCTTACATAAACGACATAAATAGGTCACCTTCGTTCTTATACACCTCTTTTCCTACCCACTCCTCGTCCAAAGCAACATCGCCTTTGTCTTTGGTGTTGAAAGACGGGATAGAGCGATTCAGCAAGAGGATATTGACGTATGAGCGCTTAAATACGACCTCTTCGTAACTCATACGGTAGTATTTCATTACCCCTCCGACGATTGCCCATGGGCTGTCGTTGGCTTCGGCTCTGTCATTATCGTTATCCTGCGGAGGAAAATGATAGAGGTTAAGAAAAAATTTACGTCGAAAGTCCTCGCTGTGTACGAGATGATTTTTTGGAATACGGCAACGGTGATCCTCCTTCGGACATACCATCCGAAGAGCCACCGCATAATGCGCGAGCGGAAGAGCATCACGACAGCCGCCCTGCGCATACGGTCAGCGTCTTCGTAGTGGTTTATCATTTCGGCCAGTACGTTGACGCGGCGGTTCATGTCTATGTCGTCTGCATCAATGCTTACAGCGATAGCTCCCATCTCGTATATCTGCCCCAGTGTTAGCGGGCGAAGCAGGAACCATAGCCACCCAATATTTAGCCAAATAGCTTTTTCTGAAAGGACATCGGAAGCCCTTTTCTTTTTCTCTTCTTCTTCGTTCATTGTAGTTAGCTTAATTAAAAAGGCGGGGGCGAGCAATAAGACCCGCCACCCGCACAGTCACAGGTATGAGTAAAAAAGAGTACTCTGGTTTAGCCGCCTTGGGTTGCTGGGTTAATTTTCCAGCGATGGCCGCTGATAACATTGCCCGAAGCATCGGTGTTGGCGAGTTCACGGAAGGTGAGATGGAAGTTGGGGAATCCACTCTTGCCGATGGTGCCAGCCCGAGTGACCTTAATCTTCATCTTCGCCCACTGGAAGGTGCGCGAGGGGAACTCGTCAATCGCACGCGTCACAATCTGGACGGCCTTGATGAGGTCTTCCACCTTGGCGGGCGCGATGACCCAGCCATCCGTGTTGTCTGTGGTGGGCTTGGTAAAGCCTTGGAGTGCGATATAGGCTTCTTCGCCGAGGTCGTAGGTGTCCATGGTGAAACCCTTGGAACCAACGGAACTCTGGAGGGTAGCATACACATCGTCCATGTCTTCCACTTCGATATCGGTATCGGAGGACTCGGAGTCGTTGAAACTCACGCTGTCCTTCACGATAGCCTTGAAACTGAAAGTGCCATCCCCAGTCCACCCAGCAGGATAAGCTCCAGACGTGCCGGGTGTTGCGAGCGAGACAGTGCTAATTCCGTATGCAGCTGTTTTCATTGCTTTAACTTTTTAAGTTGTTATAACGTACATTGATTTTAGTGTTGATGTAGAAGGTTCCGTCGCTGTCGGCAACAGGGTTGCTGTCGCAGAGATATTCGTAGTACGCTCCATCAATCAGCGTATACTGCGGGAATAGCTCGATAACCCGTTCCACGAGTTCGTCCATCCGCGTTATATCGGGCTCGTTGGTCGCTGTCTTAGGCACATGGATGTTGGCGTTTACAATACCTTTCTCCACAGGCCCGTCGATAACGAAAGGCAGGGAATGGAGGCTAATGTACTCGCCGCGCCAATCTTCCTGCTTCCAGCTTTTGAAGATTCGTAAGGTTTCGGAGCCGAGTGCTTCGTTGAGAACCTTCCAAACAGCCGTAACTGCTTTGCTACCCGTCATCATGACTTTAGTATTTCGATTATCTCTTGCTCAATACTCTCCAACTCCTTTTTGAGGAAGTGTCGAGTCAGATACAGGACGTTATATCCTCTATGTTCAACGTAAGGCGCATATTCCATTCCAGCCACTATTACGAGAGCGTAGCCTTTGGCGGCCTCTACTCCTTGGGTCTTTGCATATCTTTCGAGTGCGTCTCTCACTTGCCCTTGGCCGCGTTCAGACTCCTCTGGCTTCGGAATCCTTCCTTCATGAATCCTTAATTGTTGCCCATCTCGGTACAGCGCAAAGGAAATGGAATTTTTTAGGTTCGCCGTCCTATCTTTATACCCTTTATTCTGCTTGCTGAAAGTAACCGCCTCTTCGGCCAGTTGCATCAACCGCATGTCAAGCATCTGTTCGATGCGAGCCACCCTGTCGAGCATCTTCTGGGAGAGTTGGTTGAACCCCTCTGCTTTCAGTTCTCCGCTTACAGCCATATCTTAGCGAATCGTTGCTTATAGGTTACAAAACCTTTCACTTCTTTTTCGCAGTCGATAGTCCCGTCCGCTTTGCGGATTTTCACGACGCTACCTTCGCGCGGTATATTGTCGTAAATAGCCTTATTCAGTGGGAAAATGACATAGTAGGAATAGGCATACTCACTACCGTCATTCAGTAGTACTTTCTGCGCAGATGAGTTAAAGGAGATGAAACACCGAGTCAGCTCAACCCAACCACCTTCGATGGCGATTGCGTTTCCGTTCTCGTCATACGAAGGCGTTGGCTTTTGCTTTACTTTCAGCTCATCTTCAAACCTCATGGCCTACCAGACTTTTTGGGATGAGACAGTGTATTCATCGTCCTCCGCACCAACGAGTGAAGGAGATAACCCGGCAGATGCAGCAATGGCGGCGATGGCTTTGTCCAGCTTCCCCGTGTCATAGGAGTTGCTGATAACGTCGACTTTCTCGTTGGAGAGTACACGCATACGTGCCAAGCATTTCATCGCAGCAAGCGCCACAGGTCGCTTCATATCGGCTGTATAATCATCGTTCACCGAAACGTCGGAAACGCCGAAGTGAGACGCTGAGTCGATAAATAGGAGTTCAAGCCCATTCTCAGAGAGGGAGTAAGGCTCGATGGCTGCTGCTATTGCTTCCTTGTTGGTCATCTTTCACTCATTGATTAAAGGGTTTGGATAGTACTTAGGAATCGACCTCGTCCGTCTTAAGGATGAAGTAGTTGTTGATTCCGTTGAAGACGGGCTGAGCCCACATGTCGTAGTCGGTGTGACGGCCAGTCTTGTCGCGCCAGTAGCCAACGAGGTTGTCGTCGTGCTGTGCATAGGTCTTGCCCTCCAGGGGGTCGACGAGCTCCAGCGGGTCGGCAATCTTCATCACTGCCACGGCGGCGGCGCACTGGAAGACCACGCGGTTGTCCACGGTCATGTTGACGCTTGTTCCGTCAGCCAGCTCCACGAAACGGTTAGGCTCCACGGAGATGGTGGGCAGGCCGACAGCCTCGAAGTACTGGTTGACCTGAGCGACACCGAGGAGAGGCACGGCAGCGTCCACCTTGGTACGGCCGAGGTCGAGACGGAAGGTGTTCTTGATGACCTTGGTCTTGCACATAGCAGCGAAGGTAGCCTTCGACATACGGATGCGCAGGACTTCGCGACCCTTGGCGTTGGCTTGGTCTACCACGCGCTGGATGTCGGCGATAGGATCTGCGTTCTCAGCGTCCGACCATGCAGCACCCGTGCTCTTGCACTTGTACTTGGTCACGCCAAGGTCGAAGGTGTAGCTGACGTTGGCCTTCAGGTTGTTGGCACGGCTGACGGTCTGAGTGCCGCTGAAGAGGCCCTCGAAGTACAGCATGTCGAGACGCTTGTGAGGAGCGATGACGGCGCGCTCGAAGGGGCGGAAGGCAAACTCGATGAGCTTGTCGTAGCTGTCGCGGTTCTGGGCTTCCGTGTAGTTGGCCTTGCGGTTGCGGTAACGACCTTCGAGGTAGTAGAGCTGCTCGAGGTAGTCGTTGTCCAGCTCCCACTGGTCGCCGTAGTGACCGATGGAGCCGATGAGCTCGTTGAAGTCGGGAAGCTGGTGGACGGGCTTCTCGCCGTTCTTGGAGATTACGGAGCCGACGACAGCTGCGCCATACTCAGCCAGTGCGGCGCGATACTGCTTTGCAGCCTCGTAGTCAATCTGTGTGATTTCCTCCTTCCAAAGGGGCTTGTAGGTGGAAACCTTCATGTTTTCGCTGATGAAAGCCTCTAATGCCTTAGGCTCTTGAATCTGCTTAAGAATACTATTCATGAGAACCTCCTTTCTTACTTAATTTTGAACTGATGGAGCGGAGCGAGGGCTGTCTTCACAGCATCGCTGAGGACGTATGGCATCGAGTCTTCCTCGATTTCGAACGCACGCAGAGTGGCCGTCACGGAGGGGTAGTCGTTGTCCATGAGGTCGATAGTGTCGTAGCTCAGGCCGAGAACAACAGTGGTGCTCTCGAGGGAATCCACAACAGCGTCCTTGGTCACGGCCTTAGCCAGTGCGGAGACGGTGAGAGTGGCTACGCCGTCGTTGACGGAGATAGCAGAGATGGTACTGCCAGCGATTTTGTCGCCGACTACGAAGAGACCATTGTCCACGATAGTGAGGGTCGTGGCATCCTTGGCAGCGTTGGCTGCTACTACGGCGCACTTGACGAGGTAAGCCTTGCCTGTGGAAGCGTTGAAGCCAAGGACTGCTCCCTTGGGGAAATAGCGCAGAGCAGCGGGGAGATTGGTCTTGTCGAGGTCGTAACCGCCCTGACGACGGATGCAAGTCTCTTCCCACCACAGGGCTTCCTTGATGTTGGCCGGGTTGGTCTGATGGAGGAACATACCGTTTTTGGTCATGTCATTTTCAGATTTAGGGGTTTACAGGACTGTTATTTTGCAGGAGGTTCGGGAGCATGACGCTGTGCGAAGCCTTCCATCTCCTTGATAAAGTCGTCCGTTTCACTTTGAGTGTCACCTGTTGCGGGTGCGGGAACATACTGGCCAGAAGCAACGAGGCCCTGTTTCAGGGCGGTGTAGTCAGCCTCAATTTTCGACACAACCGATTCGAGGTTCTCCTCTTTGTCAAGGGAGTATCTCTCACGGAAAACTGCTGGGACATCTTTTAGTTTCTCGTGACCTTGCAGCATTGTCTGAAGGCGGGCGCGCTCCTCTCGCTCTTGGAAGGGCTTGAGTCCTGCGGCGATGCCGTCGGCGATGAGCTTTTGGATTTCCTCGGCGGTCAGGCCCTTGGGAGGGTCGGCAGGAGGATCCTGCGGCTGGGGCTCGGGCTTTACATAGCCTTCAAACTTCTTGTTGGTCTCGGAGATGCCGCGGTTGTAAACCGTTTGCATCATTCTTGCGTAACCCTCAGCAGCGGTGACGGCGGCAGTAATCTGCTCGTCCGTGGATTCATCTGTGAGGTTTGCGGCGATAAGGTCTGTCAACGAACTAAGTTCGTCCTTCTTGAAGCCGTACTTGGAGTAGGACGTCTTCAGTGAAGCAAGCACTCTGTCTTTGATAGTCATAATCCTTGGGTTTTGGTGAGAAAATGTTTTTAAATCAGTGCAAAGATACGACTATACGCACATATATCGAAGATTAAGTAAAGTGCTGTGTGAACAAGTTGTATCTTGCTTGTTTTTCTGCGTTCTGCTGCGTGATAGTATTTTTAGCAATGCCTTGCAAAGTAAAAGCAAAAAAACTCGCAAGGAAACAAAAAAAGAAGGCGAGCGATTATCGCCCGTCTTCCTTTCTCAGAGTGTGCGCGTAGCTGTCTATTGCCTATAGCATGATTACATGTCTTTTTTCTGAGTTCTAATAAATAATTGAGCTTCTTCGTAGGTCTCGAAATAATCCTCGTAAATATCTGCCTGACGGGTCTCTTCCCAAGTATTTTCGGGTCGCTGGTCAGCTTGAACTTCTCCTGCGTAAAAAATGGAGTTCTTGCGGTCTGTGATACGTGTCACAACTTTATAAAATGTTGCCATAATTTTAGTTAAATATTAAAACATAATCTCTATTCTGTCCCTCTCAAATTTAAGCTCAACCTCTACCCATTTAAGTGCCTCCTCGAGAGTGCTTTTTTGAAGGTCTGCGACTCCGCGACCACTGCCGTGTACATGGTAGATTCCATTGCCTTCTACATAGTCATAATACCACACCACGCGGATAAATCCGTCAAAGTGTCCGAGTAAAACTCTTGTCGTTGTTCTCATAGCTGCTTAGTTTATTTTCGTACCGCGGGGAGTTAGTAGCTTAACTCCTCGCGATATTCTGTAAGCTCTTTGTATAACTTCTCTATCTCATCCATCGCCTTAAAGGCCTCTTCTTGGATGGCCATTTGTAGCTCGTGATTGCGTAGGAACTCCGAGGCGAGTGAATAGCAATCTACGCTATCTTGAAATGTAAGAGGGCAAAAATCTGACGTAGCATGGAACTTAAAATTCATCCTCTCTTTCTTAATTATTGTGATAGTAAAGCACCTGTGCGGCACGCTAGTGTCGCCGAGGAAGACTTCGACATCGGTTCTGTAAGGGTTGACCGTGCAAGTAAACGAATGAGGAATAGAAAACGCAAGTCTGAAATAGGTGTTAACGGCTGAAATAAAACCCTTCCGTTCATAATCGATGGAAATCTCGTGTGACTTAATCATACGCTCCAGTTCTTCCTTGCGAGCTTTGCCTTCCTCTGTATTGAAGTACTCTTCTTTTTGCTTCTTCCGGTTTAGCTTCTCCAATGCTGTTTCCATGGCGGCGACCTTGTCTTTTAGGTCTTCGAGTGTAAAGCTCTTGTAGCTCTTCATTTCTTTGTCCGTAGGAACTTCATTGAGCGGGTGCAAGGAACCTGCTATCGTCTGAACCTTGTGAGCGAGCATGAAATACTGGTAAATCAGCTCTTCTTTGCGTGTTGCTTTCATTGCTGTTGTCTTTTTAGTGGTGAAACAATTATTAATTTTTGACGTTGCAAAATTAATGTTTTTAATTGAGTCAAGTAATAAGAACGAGAGAAAATATTATTATTACTAATAGTATTTAATATTTTTTAAGAGACCCTACGGGCTTTTGACTGGATTTCGACTCAGCTTAGTCAAAAGATAGTAGGCTTTCCTTTATGCATAAGACGAAAAGAAAAGAGCGACCTTCACAGGCAGCTCTCTTCATCATACATAACCACACATAGATACAATCAACTCTATTTTCCGTTTTACCTTTTGGACGCTCCTTGCATCCGTGTTGGATAGCCGGAGTACGTGTAGACCTTTTCTCCAGAGACCGCAGCTGCGGTTATTATCGAGTCGCTTTTGCCTCTTTCCCAAATGGTAACCACCATCTATCTCGATGACGGTTTTCAGGGAAGGGATATAGATGTCGGCAAAGTACATCTTACGCCCAGTCCAGATAGGTTGCTGGCAGACTACTTCATAACCGAGGGCTTCGATGTTTTTGCGTGCAGCTTTTTCCGCGTCCGATGTTCTGGACATGAGTTCTGCGCGCCGCTGTCTTATCCACTTGTCACTTGGGCGGCACATAAGCGAAGACTTTTTGGATTCTCTTGATAGCTCTCGCGCGTGAGCGTTCCTCGAAGTAGATACAATCACGCTCTTTTACGATAGTCCAATCTCTGGACTCGTTCCCGTCTTTATCCGTCGTGGTGACGAGTTTCTTTTTTGGGATCCTGAGCTCACCCGTCTTCTTGTTATAGGAAAAGATGCGGGTTTTCGGTTTTGAATCGCAGTTTTCGGTCATTTTTGGTCTTTTTTGGCGGGTCAAATTTTCTTTTTCCCGCATTCATATATATATTATTAAATTTAACTCCTTACTTACCCGAAGCTGGAGGCCGGAAAGGCATAAAGGCCCCATTTATGCGCGCGAAGACTTTTTTGAAGTTGCGCACATATAACGGTCGGCCTTTTCTGCTCTTATACTTACCCACTTGCTGTGTGGCCATTGTATAAGGGTCGAGTCATACACTACACTCGCTCGACTTAGAATGACTTAGGCTGTAGTAACCTGCGCGTCCGACATTCTTGGACCTCGTTTTCGCGCGCCCCATACGCCAATACAGCGTCCTTGTAACGAGTTGCGTCCGCGCGTACCAAAATGGGCTTGTATAATACGGCGGAGGTTGCCCTTAAAAAAGGCGAAGCCCAAAGGAGTAAAGCGGTACCTCCTTTGAGCCTCTATCTTATGCCACGCTTGGCTATAGATTCGTTTTAAGGCGAAGTAGAACCGCTTTTGTTTCCTTTCGCGGTGCAAAGATACGGCGATTTTACGGGATTTCATAATGTTTTCTCTTAAAATATATTAAAAGCAAAAATATTTTCTATTTTTATTCTCACGAACTATTGACGATATGAGAATAAATTATTAGTTTTGCAACGTCAAACATTAATACTCACCAATTTTAAACGATTTTCATTATGAGAAACGAGAAGAAAAAACAAAGTTCAGTAGGCGAAACAGCAGCTTGCATCGCTTTCCTGGTTGGCGCCATCGCCACGTTTTACCTTATGGTATTAATCACAACGGCAATCCAGCCGTTCTAACCTTCTTATTCATTATTAATTATTCACCTATTAAAAACAGTACAACAATGCACAACATCGAAATCAACAACGGAGTAGCCTCATTCGTAGAGAACGGACGCAAAGAGCGCGCATGGCACAAACTTGGTCAGGTCTTCGACGGACCAATGACAGTCAAAGAGGCACTGGAACTTTCACACGCAGACTACGAGGTCTCGTTGCAACCCGTGTTCATGGTATCTCCCGCAATCCAGAAGCTCATCGAGGAAGGAGCAGACATTCCCAGCGATATGCTCCTCGACTACGTCATCCCCAACCGCAAGGCCACGATGAGGACGGACACCAACAAGTATCTCGGCACAGTAGGCTCCAGCTACGGCATCGTCCAGAACGCCGATGCGTTCCGCTTCATCGACACGCTCGCAACGGGCAGTATCGGCGACGAGAACAAGACCCCGGTCATTGAGACAGCGGGCGTCCTCGGTCATGGCGAGCGCGTCTTCGTTACGGCGAAGTTTCCCGAGGCCATCAGGCTCGACAATGCGGGCAACGACCTCGTAGAGATGAACATGGTGTTCACCACCAGCCATGACGGCAACGGAGCAGTAGCAGTACTCGTTACTCCCGTCCGCGTCGTATGTAACAATACGCTTAACTACGCCCTCCGCAAGAACGAGGGTCGTATCTACCTCAAACACACCAGCGGAGTCAACCAGCGGCTCGACCTCACCAGTCAGGAGAACGTCGAGTATGCCTACCGCACGCTCAACCTCTTCGAAATTTACAAGAAGTCCTTGGAAGAGACCTTTGCACGCTTGCGTGGGCAGAAGCTGTACGAGAAGCAGATTCAGGACATCATAGCCGAGGTCGCTCTTTCGGATGCCGCCGTAAAGGTGTACCGCGCCACTGGCAAGGTTGACCACGAAGACATCCCGACCCGCAGCAAGAACATCTACTATGAGATGATGGAAGCCGTACACAGCGGGGTAGGACAGGACGTTGGCACTCGCGGCACAGGCCTGTGGCTGATGAACGGCATCACATCCTACTTCCAGAACTCAGCCACTTACAAGTCAGAGGAAGCCAAGATGGACAGCATCCTCAACGGCACGGTGAACATGAAGGTCCAAGACGCACTACACCGAGTGCTTGAAGTAGCATAACACGCCTATACTCGCCGTTCCTCCCGCAGACTATACAAATGGCCAGCACAAAGAGGAACGGCGAGGAGATTCAAAATAACACACCAAAACAACAAAAAAAGCAACAGACATGGATTTATCTATTAAACTCAACCTCCTCAAACTGGAGAAAGCAGCGGTAGTCTCGCTTCAAGGTAAGACTAAGAAAGTAAAGTGCATCGTCATCCCCGTCGAGGAGAATGACATCTACGTGTCGCAGGACGAGAATACGGGAGCCGCCAAGTCGGCCTACCTCGACCTCATCGCATGGGAGTCGCGTGAGCCTAAGTTCGGCGACACGCACTACGTTCGTCAGTCGTTCTCTGAAACATTTACCCAAGCCATGGGCAAGGACGCGCTTCAAGAACGCCCGATCCTCGGCAATGCGCGCGAGCTGAAGCGAAAGAACACCAACGCCATTGGCACGGTTGACGCTCCGCCCGTCGAGGTGGCAGACGACCTCCCGTTCTAATAAAAAGGAAACAGTCATGGGAGACCAGAGTAAAATCGAGCTGCTTCAAGAGTTGAAGCGTACCTATCTCAACATTCGGGAGAACGGCCTTGCAACGAGAATCGTAATCAACACCGAGCTCAACGACCACGAGATAACCAACAAGCAAGTCATCAACAGCGTGCTCGACCTTCTCATCCATGAGGCGGGCGAGCGACTTAAAGAAGAGTTACAAGAATGAAAAGAAGAGTAGCTGTTATCCAGTATAAAGCCAGTGGGGAGGAGTTTGCCTACCCCACCATGGCTTCTCTTGCCCGCTCCAATAGCGACAAGATGGGTATTACAATCGGTGCGCTCTGGAACGCATTGAGCAAGGGCGACGGTAAGTACGAAAATGCTATCTGCCGCATATTTTACAAAAACAACCAAAAGCCCGCAGTATGGGAATGACATTTGAAGAGATGCAACGTAAGGAAAAAACCGATAAAATACGTCGCAGGCCACGTCACGTAGAGAGCAGAATACAAAAGGAGTGTGTCAGGGTCTTCCGCCTGAAATACCCGAAATATCTGTGTTTTGCCGTAGGTAATGGCGGCGGAAGAAGTCGGATAGAAGCTGCGATAATGAATGGGGAGGGGGTTCTGCCCGGTGTCTCCGACCTTATAATCGTAGCCGACGTAGGCGTGCTTTTCGTAGAAATCAAGACAGATAAAGGTAAACTGAGTCCTCACCAAGAGGAGTTTCAGGCGCGGGTTGAAGCCCTCGGCTATAAATACATAATCTGCCGTTCCTCGTTCGAGCTGCTAACGCTCTTTGAGGAATGGCTAAAAGAAAAGATGAACTATGTACCAAAGAACGACTGATATTTGTCAGCAGACTCCCGCGTTCGCGCTGAAACGCGGCGACGGAATGGAGTTTTACTCCAACGATAGGAGTCAGAAAGTGATAGCGAAAGGATCCTTGTTCGTCTCGGACGAGGGCGTACCTTCACACCTCTACCTAGTAACCTCGTATCTGCGCGAAGGAGACGGGTGGATAGAGACAAGCGAGCACATCCCGCACAAATCGCTCTTCGAGGTTGTTGCTGCACTCAGGAGTGCAAACGACTTCTCTAAAGCGTATAACGAAGCGCTGTCTATCACAGGGCAGAAGAACACAATTCCTTAACCAAAAAGAAATAGATATGGACACGGAAAGTATGAAATCGGCGACTGTACTGACGTTTATGTCATGGTATAACCGATATAACGGCGAAAACGTTAGAGCCGTGGCTTTATGCGACTCGACAGGCTTCTTCTACTCCGCCATCAACTGCATGAGAGACGGCAGCATGGGCGAGAAAGGCGAGGATGGGGTGTACTCGCGCATCTGGTGGAATGACTACATCCAGAGTGACGAGGTAGGCCTGCGTCCTGCCAACGCCGAAGAGATAAAGCTGTATCTCGCTCACTGTCCGCTGGAGTCGCAGATGGAGTGGGACGATTTGCAAGCCCGGGTGATATGCCAAGGAACTGGTATCAATGGTACGCACGTCGTTGTCGAACACTACAAGCCTACGTGGTGGACGTATCTTCGGCGGCGGTTTCAGAAATTCACATCGTGTCTGGTTAAAACAGCATCCCATTACTCCTTATTTATGATGCTGCCCGTAGAGGTTCGTGAGAATATCTACGGACTTTGACTATACGAGCATTCTGCTCATCCTAATATATACACGCCAGCGGAGGGCTCCAACCCGTGAAGGCTTTAAACCGATGACTCGGCGGGGAACAGTACCGCCACACTTTAGACTCATTTTAGTTTTTACCATAGGTTGGGCTTTTTTAGATGCTCGTGAGAGCATGGCTCAGAATTTGCATTTTACATGTTAGTATGTTAGTGATGCACCTCCCGTCCGTGAGGATTCAGAGGTGCTTTTATAAAGGGGTTGTAGCTCAGTTGGAAGAGTGCTGCTTTCGCACGGCAGAGGTCGCGGGTTCGAATCCCGTCAGCTCCACTCGTTAGTGCCTATAAGTGTTCTTATAAGGACGTTGTACTATCCGTGAGGATATTGTCCTTGAATCTTTTTAGTAACAGGTGAACATCGCGTCTCCTTGTCCGCGAGGATCGGGAGGCGCATTTTATGTCCTCAGGAACGATGTAACGGCGCGCCAACGTGCTATAACACGTTTGCAATCGGAAGCGCGACCCTGCCGCCTATATAACTTGGCAAGGCGGACGTAACCAGCGTAGTCAAGAAGGCCAAGGAAGAGGCATCGCTCATAGGCCACGGCTGCCAAAGTGTAACACCCGACTGTCTCCAGTTCCAGTCCGACGGAGTTGAGTTCGGCGGGATTAGCAGATAGGATTCTTCTCATTTTGAAATGCTTTTTTGGTGAACGCGGCAAAGATACGCATTTCCAAGGAAAAGTGTGCTGTTTTTAATTCATATTTTATATAAAAGCAACAAGATTCTCGTGAAATCTCTTAAAGAATATTAAATTCTCGCGTTCTACAATAAAATATTCTACTTTTTAATATGCAAAACGAGAAGAAAATATTAATTTTGCAACGTCAAAAGTTAATAATTCATCTCTTAAACGTTTTCCACCATGTTACAACAAGAGTTCGAAACAAGAGTTAAGATGCGCGTTACCCCTCAGGAATACGCCGCAATAGAAACGGTCTACGCCAACAGCGAAGTGAACAAGGATGATTTCTGCCGTATGTGGGCTAAGATGAACCAAAGCCGTATCAAGGCATACCGCACCCAAGAACAGGAGCGCGAACGCAGGGAGCTGATTCGAGAGCGCGTGTGGAAGGTCTACAACAAGCACTATTCCTCGAGCAAACTGCTAGCAAAAGCATGGACTCCTGTGGACGCTATCTTTTCCAAGCGTGAGATAGAAGCGTTGTGCGAGGCTGGCATCAAGGTCTACGAAGGAGAGAGAGCCATGCAACTGCTCCCACTGATGGGTTTTATACGTGTTTACTTAAAAGGACAATGAGAAAGTGCTAAACCGAAAGGAGGCGGTAGTTCCTCCCATTATAAACCACCAAAACAGTACAACAACAATGAACGGAACAACAGCAAGAAAGGCGGTAGAGCCTGAGAAGGAAGAGCGGACACTCATTCCGATTGAAAAGACAAAGAAGTGTCAGGGCTGCGGACGCACACTACCCCTAACAGAGTTTTCACGCCATTGGCGGTCTAAGGACGGCTACATGGAAGAATGCAAGGAATGTCGGCGGCGGCGCACTTCAGCGGCAACTTCGAGCAACCCACTGGAGAAGTTCACGGCACGTCAGCTCATGCTTGAGCTGAAAACAAGAGGTTACAAAGGCACTTTAGAGTATGTCGAAGTGCATCACATCAATTTATCCACCATTTAATAAAGTACAACAATGGAAAAGAAACACACCAAAGAAGAAGCGAGAGAATGGATTGAGGCGGGCAAGCCCTGCCGTTACCGCTACGGGTATGGTTTTCGCGGCGCACAGAGCCGACCCTTAACCAAGGAAGAAGCACTGAAACTGCTGCCTAAGTACAGCTTCGGCATGGGATTCTACGAACTGAGCTTCTGCCACGACACGGTGATTGACCACGCGGCGAGCGGCCCCAACTGCACTGTAACCCATGCTGTACCCGGGATGATTCTTCTCTTCAACGAGTTCAGCCAAAACGACATGTGGTAATGGCGTGCAAACCAAGGGACAAAGAATACGATAGTCGAGCTCTTGAAATCAGACTGCTCGCGGTGCGCGAGCGACAGCGTAAATACCGCGAAACGCACCGCGAGCAAATACAGCAATACCTTTCCAAATGGAGGGCGGAGCATAAAGGGTATTTCCAAGAGTGGAGACAGAGAAAGAAACAAAAGTAACAACCTAAAAACAATAAAGCAATGACTGAAGTTTATCTTTTTAACCAAGCACACGGCTTTTCGTTTATCAACGGCAAGCTGCTGGAGGTACTCCTTGTAAGACAGGATTTCCACGAAGAAGATGGTAAGGTGTACTCTACCGCAACAGTATCTCACAAAGGGGAGTTGTACGATGTAGATGAGTTTAACTATTTCGCCAGCGAAGCCGACTTTAAGGCGGGAGAATCCATGGCTAAAGTTCGCAGGCCTCTACGCCACGCATTTTTGCTTCCGCGAGACTCCTATCCCAATGGAACCTACGAAGCATGGGTCATGGAGTCTGGCGAGCCAACGAAAAAGCAGATTCGAATCACGGACGTAACCGCCTTTGGTTGCGACCCGTTCAGCTTTACCTCACCGCAGGTTCCTGAGGCAAATTACTATTCTAGCCGAGGCCAACTGCTTGACGTGTCCGAGTATAAGGTGGTCATGGAATCGGGCAGCGAGCATATCGCAAAAGGAAGGTTTACCAAGCTGCTGCTCAACCCCGAGCAAAAGGCACTGCTTAACGAGTTTATGGACAAGTACCGCCAACTACGAGAAGCGGGCGTGATGCTGTTTACCTACTCGGACGGAGAGTGCTTTGCATACAACGTCAACGGTCTTACATCCGATGCTTTCCTTGATGACGGAGAAGCTGACGAAAGCGGTTTTGATACGTCTCTCTACTTGCCGGGGTACGTTGACTTTAAAACGAACTTCCGCATTAGTATTTTTGGCGAGGAATACGCCCCATACTTCAAAGAATCAGAGCTGAAGCTCGATTAAACGCCACTGAGACACTTTAGATAACCACAAGTGGGCGCAAGTACCACACATATACAAACAACCCTTAAAACCAAAAAAATGAGTAAGAGAGTAACTAAGGCAATGGCCAAAGATGCGGCAGCCGAATTGACGGTGATTGCGTATGACCAGATGGTTGAGAAGGCACGCAATGACTTAAGAGACTTTGTTGACGGACTCTACGTGAAGTATGTTCCAGCTCCTATTCGCGCGATGAGTGAAGAGTATGAAGAAAGCCTGTATATGGTAAACAATATAACAATCATAAGCGATAAGGCTAAGAACAGCTGGGATTACACCACGGCGATAACGACAAAGACTCATGCGCAACTTTCACGTATAACAATCGCCGACTCAGACTGGCGTGAGTATATAAAGCTCAAGAGGGCGGTCGCGAACATTGAGAACGACAGAGAAAAGTATTGTGAAGATGTGACAAACGCTCTTATAGCACTTAGTACGGAATCGCGCATCAAAGAGCACTTCCCAGAGGCTCTGCCGTACCTAAACTTCTCAGGTGCAACAACGTTGTCTCCCAACTACGATAACTTAAGAGTGCAACTGAGGCGAAAAAAGTAACGAACAACACTTAACAGCTGCGCTATCGGCTTGACGGGCATTTTATATGATTACCTATGTACCAAATCCAATAGACAAACAAAACAGACGCTGCCCTTTTGGGGAGCGCGACCTCGCCGAAGAGGACTGCTATTACGGCAACGGAGTTGGCAGGTGTCCTTATTTCATCCGCTACGAACACGTCGGCGAACACGCCAGCACCATTAGCTGTAAGCACCCGCCTGCGGAAAGATTCAAGCAACTAACTCTATTCTAACAAGTGAACCGCACCAAAGGCTGGCGCGGTTCTGTCAAAAATTAATACCACCAGCGCCTCACGGCGCAAGAAGTACAACAATACGGCGGCAAAAGTACGATGAAAATTTGGAAATGCAAAATAAAATGCGTAATTTTGCACAAAATTAACACAAAAAAGCTATGATTGGAGCAATAATAGGGGATATAGTAGGTTCCCGCTTTGAGTTTAACAACAACCTCTACAACTATGATTTTGAGCTATTCACGGATGAATGTAGTATAACTGACGATACCGTGTGTACCATCGCCATCGCTGACGCACTGCTTTCAAGGAGGGACTATAAGAGTTCCCTCCTAAAATGGTGTAATATCCCGTTCGAGTTTAAAAACGGGGGCTACGGCGCAAGTTTTTACGCATGGATATTCTCCGAAGTTCCCAAGCCTTACAATAGCTACGGCAATGGCTCCGCCATGCGAGTGAGTCCTGTGGCATTATTGTGCGCCCCGCGCGAGGTGGCGTCTGAGGCTATTGCAAGCGCCCTGCCGACTCATAACCACCCCGAAGGTATTAAGGGTGCGCTCGTGACTGCGCTCGCAATAAAAGACCTTTTTGAGACGAAAAGGAAAGGCGTGCTGTATTCATTGGAGCGCGCATACTATGACCCGTTCAAGAAATATCCTCGCGGTTACTACGACATAACGTGCCAAGGAACCGTTCCCGTCGCACTCCGAATAGTTGCCAACTCCATTTCTTTTGAAGATGCGCTTCGAAACGCCATTTTATGGGGTGGAGATAGTGATACTTTGGCGGCTATCGTAGGCCCTATGGCGGAAGCGTTGTTCGGTATTCCCGACACAATTAAAGAGCAAGTAATGCCGTTTATTCCAGAAGAAATGCACCCGATTGTTTCACGCTTATATCAAACGAGATGAAAAAGGAAGAGATTACCAAGTTGTTTAAGTACTTTAAAGGGGAGGAAGACTCCCCTTACGAAGTAGGAACTCCCAACGCAAAGTTTTGGCATGGGGAGATGATGTTTTTGCACACCCAGCAACCTATTGAGGAGTGGGCGAACGAAGCTAAACGAGTTCGAGCCTCGCTCGATGACGAAAGGAGAAAGACGGCAGAAAAGTATTCTGACGAGCAGTTCGGGATCATCCTGTACATCGAGGACCTGTTTGCTAAATGGTGTCCCATGGAGAGCCGCGACTTCATCTTTAGCTACTGACGTACCGCTTTAGCTGGCCTCCATTATTGTACCATAGTTCAATTCCAATATCTTCCAGCTTCTTTATAAGCTCTTCGGAGATAAGCCTAGCGGGATTGTCTGGGAATGTCATGCTCTCTACACAAGAGATGTCCAACTTGCCATGGTACTGCAACTCGATGTAGCCAGTACCATGCTGCCTCTGCCATGCGTAGACCGAATCCCACCTATCTCCCGCCTCTATTGCAACGTCACGGCTAAGATATCCATCGAATGACTCCACTCGCGGGTCTGTGACAAGAGATGGCTGAAAGTACTGTCCACTCGTGTGAAGGCTGTCATCGAACGTCCACGTTGCAAGGACTTTATCCTTTTTAAACCTGACTTGAACGTCACCGTAGTGGGTTCTATTCTTTAAGATAGAAGCCAGCTTATCTCTATCGAGTAAGTGTCCATACTTCTCGTATTCTCGTCTAGCCAGCTGTGGCCCAGAGTAGGCACCACCGGAAAGACTTGAATGAGTAGAAGGCAAGAACATTCTATGAGCCATTCTTAACCGACCATGGTCAGTTTCTATTGGGCCTGTCGTTCTTCTTGAACCTTGATAGCCATTAGAAGTTCCAGACTGGAATGTGTTATAAAATCCGTTTTCGTAGACAGAGTCGAGCAGGTAGTGGTTAATGTCCATTCCGAAGTCGTTTTCGTCAAAGAGCTTCTTCATCCATGCATTGATTTCAGCCTCTCGTGCCTTTAGTTCAGCATTTATATACGGGAACTTCGCTATGGCATCATCCAGCTCTCGCAAGGTTGCTGGTAAATCGTCGCCGTATATCTTTTTCAAGTCCTCGATGGTAACCCGGTCTCCAGCCATCTTTTCCAAGACCTTATCCCTCTTCTTCTTCTCTCGAAGCGCACGCTCCGTTTCGAGCCTATGGATGGCCTTTTCTGCCTGTTCGAGCAAATCGTCAACATCTGCATCGAGGCCAGACTTTGAGATAGCTCCAGCAACCCTATCTCGCAAAGATTTAACAACAGGGCTTTTCGAAGTCTTGGCGTATTCTTCCAATTTCTCAACTCGTTCCAAGGTTGAGCCGAACTTTTCGACTTTGCGAAGCCTTTTCTCCATCGCATCTGTATCTGTGTACCATTCATCGCCAGTAAGAGTTCCTTTAACTCCATACTTAGACAAAGACGACTCGAGCGACGTGAGTTTACTACGCACCTCTGTGAAACGCTTCTTCGCTTCAAGCCGAGCCGCTTCACGCTCGTAGTATGCAGCCACTTCCTTGACGGTATCGAAAGAGCGGTTTTTGAGAACCCAATCCCGTTCGAACCGAAGAGCCTTGATCCTTTCGTCAATATCACCGCTTACCTTACTTGATATTGTTCTCTTGGCGTTAGCATACAGCTGTTCTACAGCTTCATCGCCATATTTCTTCCTCATAGTCGAATCACGGAGCATATCGGGAGCAGTAGAGAG